GTCGTTCGTCAACAGCTTCAAAGGCGAACCGGTTCTCTCGGTCAGATTTCCGTCCTCTGCCAAGTAGCGAATGTGAGCAACCCATAGCTGAGGCTCTTGTAGTGCGATCTGCAAGAGCCCCCAGTGTTTATTGGCGATCTGCATTACTTGCAGTCCCACTCTACTCTGTAATTGATTCCAGCCTCGTCAAACAACTTTCTTTCGGCGGCAGCGTCAATCGAGTTGTGGAATGTGAAGGTTGAGACTTCCTTGCCAGTTTGGCTGATCGTTATGATTCTGATTGTCATTTGCAGGCCCTTTCTTGCTTGGCTATGTCACTAAGATACACTATCAGCCAAACAAGTGCAAGCTCTTTAGAAAAAATTCTCTAAGATTCTTAGACCCACTAAAACAGGTGGAAAGTTGCAACGTTGCAACTAATTCTGCTCGTTAGTCTGCTGTGCAATGTAGTTATCCAGCTTTGAGGCTCTCTCCGCGTCAGCTTCTCTCATCTGCTTGAGTAGCTCCTGAGCAACCTGCATTTTCTCAGGCAGCGTAATGATGAGCTTTGGATCATACTTGCTTGAAATATCCACAGGCCTTGACCAGTCAACCACCAGGGCGATCTCGCTCACGATCTCACCGAGACTGTACGCCTCTGCCCTCTCAAAGATCTCAATAATGCTTTGGATCTTTGCCTCTGCGATTCTGGCCTGTTCCTTGGCCTTAGCTGCGACTTCAGCAGGACTGAGCCCCTCTTTCCTCTGAACAGTGATCAACAGCTCCACAGGGCCTGACATTAGGTTGAAAATCGCAGGCTGCTCTAGATAGTTCATGGCGCCGAGTGCGTTCATGTACTCAACAATTTGCCGGATAAGAAACTTCCAAGCCTCTGACGTCGCCTCGATCTTCAGCATTCCATTCTTGATAGCGATACTCTCGATTGACTCATCGCCGCCGATCACAGCGTCATAGTCTTTCTCAACTCTCCTGAGCCTGCGACCCTCTGGCAGTGCTCTGATAATGGCATCCTCAACCAGACAAACCGACCAGTGCCAACATGAGCCGAGCCACCACGCCGAGTAACGGGCGGCAGTCTTAATCCGATACCTTAGGCTTGGCTTTCTTGACCCTTGTCTTCGCTCTTGGCTTGACCTCTTTAACGTAGACATTGTGAATCGCCTCCACTAGTTTTTTCTTCAGTTCGTAAACGTCCGTTTCCATTCCCTTAACGTCCTCAATCACCACCTGACCGCCACGCTTGTAGCGGAAGTCGGCATAATAGGTAGTCACCAGCACACCATTGACTCGACACTCGAAGGGCGGCTGCAACTCCAAGTCAGTTATAAGGCCTGCCCTAAGCTCAGCTATCAGCACAGTGTATCGATCAGCCTCACCCCATGAGTGGAAGCGAATGCCACTACGCTTTTGCAGATCAGTTGCATCTTTCTCAGCGATCAGAGTGATACTCATATCCGGCTCAGGTATCGCATATGTCGCAGTTGCATTGTATTTCGATCTCTTGAACTTTGGCGATCTCACTCTAGGTCAATCTCCCGCAGCTTCTCACTGCCCAGTAGCTCGATTTGAATCTTCTCAGGGTCTTTAATGCTCCAAGCTTCCAGCCTCTCAAGCCTCTGCTCAAGAGCAGCAATCGAGGCCTTTCTCTCTGACTCTAAATAGCAAGCGATGGGCGATGCATGAGTCTCAATAAAGCCAATGATTGCCAAGGCTCGCTTGTGCCAACATGAACAGTCCTCGACATACTCTTTGCCTTCAAATTGAAGCCTACGAACAGCATTAACAGCCTTTGCAGCATCGTTTGCTTCTAAGTCCTCAAGCTCACCATCTGCCCAATCCCAACCGCCCCAAGGATCGTAGTATTGAACTCCACAGTTGCACTGATCTCGATAGCCGCTTGTGTGCGTAGAGCACTGCTCAGCCCACGCGTCAAGCTTTCTTTGTTCTAGCTTTGTCGGCATTCTTCCGGCTCACATTGAATCGAGAACGAGGCCCAATGATTCGAGCCTCAACTGCCGAGACTTTGATCTGATCAACATACTGCCGAGACACTCCAAGAGACTGAGCGATCTCTGCCAGGGTCTTATCACTGTCGAGAAGCTCAGCCAGTACTCTCATCGAGCCAACTGCTGGAGGAGTCTTGACCACTTTGAGAGACACGCTGTTCTCAAGGCAAGCTTTCTTGAGCGTTGGCAGTGAGCACTTAAAGTGATCCATCGCCTGCTGCGAGGTTGCCTTGTTTGCCTTGACCCACTTGGCAATCTCTTGCCGATCACGAACTCGCTTATTTTGAAACACCACCCCAGCATCCGAGCAGAGCTGGTACACAGTAGGAACCGAAACATTGAACATCGCAGCAGCTTCATTTGCAGTGAAACCACTCTTGCAATACTTGACGATCTGCTCTGCAAGCTCTTTTCGAATTGTCATTTTGCATACCCGCCAAATTCTCTAGCGGCCTCTCTAAGTTGTTGAATCTCTGAGAATTGCACCGTCGCAAATCTCTTTAACCACTCACCCCATCGATCAGCAGGAATGACCCAAGCTCGATCATCGGGCGGCTCGGCCTCAGCAGGTAGCAACCCTAGACAATTGCGAGACATATACTCTCGATCATAGAACTCGGGATCGTTCACAAGCTTGAGCCAAAGCAAGTGCTCAACACTTGGCTTGAGCACTACGCTGCCAGGAATCAAGATCCGCTCACCATGAGAGACTTTGTGACACCTGGAGCAGAGCAGAGCAGCAACCCTTCGATCCTTTCGGCGCGGACTGCTGACTATGTGAGCACGCTCAATGAGCCACGGAGCAAACCAACCTGGAGGCTTGAACCTTAAGCCACACCACCAGCAGCTTGACACAGCGGCAACGAACTTGAAATCATTCCATCCTTGAAGATCTTCGATCATAGAACGAACTCGCATGTAAATGTCTCATCGTGCTCTGTGTCTCTTGGCATTCTCCAAGGGCCACAGTGAAGCCTCTCACCGTGAAGATCAGCCAGCCTCAGGATCTCAGAGGGCAAATAGTAATCGACGCAGTCAGCTTTGATCTTGTTGCCCTCGTAGAATTGCTCTTGAGTTGCAACTCTTATCGGTCCACCAACAACCGTAGCATCAATCACCCACCACTGATCACGCTCCAGAAACTCAACCCAAGCATGAGCACCACGGACCAAATGACCAGCGAGCATATCAGCGATACCGTGACACAACCGAACCTGATCACGTTCAAATTCCTCATGTCGTGTAATATGCATCAACAAGATCAGAGAGGCTTCAAAGCAATTGCCTGCCTCATTGCCATGATAGAACTCAGCATGCTCGATATCGAGATTGACGATCCATCGAGCTACGTCTTGATCCGTAGCAGCAACTACAATCTTTCTGCCGTTGCTGCTCTCTCCCTCGATTATGTAAGTCATCAAAACAACTCCAACTGGACAAACTCACCAACGTCAATTACTGGCTCAGAGCTATTAGCCATCAGATCCTCGAAGTCGGTCAACTCTAGCTGACTTTTGCGAAGTTCTAATAGCTGAGTTTCTCCGATGATTCACCGCAGAGACCAATCTAGCGTATCGTCGCTTACGCTCTAACCTGCATTCACTTCCGCAGACATTAGATCCATTAACAGGGACAAACTCCTTGCCACAGATAACGCAATCTGATTTCATGACTGCTCAATCTCAAACAATCCCAACTGTGTATCACTGCTCTTGTTCAGTGACAGCGACTCTAAGTTTTTCACAGCTTGTCGAAAATAACTTGGCTTTAACTCACATCCAATGCCCTTGCGACCCATCTTTACAGGTCCGTAAACCTCAGACCCGACACCCATGAATGGAGTAGCCACTACTTCATTTTCATTAGTCCACATTTGGACCGCTCGCTGAATTACATCTAGCTGCAATGGGTGCTGGTGACGCTCGTCTTGATCGTCTTTTGACTCCTCATAGGGAAGCACATTGTCCAAGCGAATGTCATCCCAGAAGCAAGACGCATAGTTTCTCCACACATACTGAGAGTATCGATTCTCGGTTTGCTTGCCCTCATACCCGCGATACCTCATTAAGTCGTGTGGTATCTCACGCGATCCGTAGTATTCCAGCAGTCCTTTCGGATGAGTCACAGGAATCGGGTTAGTACCATGCTTGCGGAACGTCAATAGGTAGTCTGCTGCTGCGATATTTGTCTGAGTAGAATCCTCGCAGATCTGACGATGAGCCAGAGCCTTTGCCATTGTTCGAAGTCGAACAGCCAACGGCTCTTTCCAAATGCAAATTCTTGGCAGCATATCAAACCCAAGCTTCTCATGTAGCTTGATGATCTTGCCAGGGAAGTCAGAGTATCCACAAATATTGCTACCTTGCTTAGGTACGTCCATACAATGAACTGCAACGATACGACCTGGAATGAGAGCCCTAGCAATGTGCTCGCAAATGTACTCGTAGTGCTGGAAAAACTCATCATACGTTCTCGCATTAGACAGGTCACGAACTGACGACGAGTAGTTGTAAAGAGCCCCACCATTCTCTGTTGCAAATGGTGGCGAGTAGATACAGTGGTGTATAGATTCACTTGGCAACTTCTCGAATACCTCCGCAGAGTCTCCGTTGTAAATTGCGTATCGGTCTTTGATTACTTGTTCGATTACAGCCACGATGGAAGTACCTCACTATCTGGGAAAAAGTCTTGAGTTTGTAAATGCATTGCGTCCTTCATGTGAGCCACAATTGACTCAAAGAGAATCGCTGACTGAGCAGCTTTCCTACTCAGGTTTTCGAGAATTCCAGCTTCGCCCTCTCCAACAATGATGGACACGTTGACTGGATTTTTCTGTCCAAATCGATAGCACCTACGCACAGCCTGATAGTATTGCTCATAGCTGTGAGATGGGAAGCTAACAACGTTGCAGCAATGTTGCCAATTAAGCCCCCAAGCTCCTATCTTTGGCTTGGTTATTAAGTGACGTAGTTCACCGGATGAAAACGCAGTCAGGTATTCTTCCTTTTGCTCATCACTCATTGATCCTTTGATCTGCTTCGAACCTGGAATCATCTTTTCCAGTTGATCGCCTTCGTCGTTTAACTCACACCAACAAACAGTTGGACCATCATGACCCAAAGCAATGCCTGATGCTTTCTCACATCGCTCAGCAATGCTGTTTCGCCTCTCGGCTCGCTCCTCATGAAGCGATGCCCCTGGCATTGCGAACAGCATTCCATCCCTGCACTCGGCAGTATCAACGACATACTCTTTCTCGATCAGCGGTGGCAACTCAAATCCATCATCGCAGAACCCAAGATCTGAAGGCTTTCTAAGTGACCTTGCCCATGAGCAAACCCAAGCCCAAAAAGGCTCCTGAGCATGACCTCGAAAGCGATACTTGGTACGCCCCCACCCCAAGTGATCCTTGCCAGTCTCTTGCTTGAAGAACGTTGTTATCATGTCTCGAAACCCGAGAAGACCCAAAGCTTCAGACGATGTACCAAGCTCCCAGAAATCATTTGGCGCTGCTGTAGCAGTGCAGAGTAGACGATACTTGATCGTCCTCATGAACTCTACCACCATTGCCTTGCGTTCGCTGTTCGCGTCTTTTATCCCACTGCTCTCATCGCAAATGACTGCTGCAAACATTGATGGATCGAACTTGTGCAACTGTTCGTAGTTTGCGATCCAAACCAATGGCGAGCCATCACATTTTCCATCTCTTGAACGACGACCCTCTACGCCAAACTTTTCTGACTCACCTATCATCTGAGCCCCAACTGCAATTGGAGTAAGCAGCAATACAGGCTTATTTTCTCGCTTGATGATTTCATTAGCCCAAGCAAGCTCCATCGCAGTCTTGCCCATTCCGCAATCTGCGAATAGAGCTGAGCGTCCTTTCATCAACGACCACTCAACCAAGTGACGTTGGAAGTCAAACAAAAACCCAGGAAGCTCACCGCACTTAAACCCTGCGTCATGCTTCCATTGGCTTTTATCTTTAATAAACTCATCGTATTTCATCTGATTGCTCCTGCTCAATTTCAATCTTTCCTCTGCCGTAGCATCTAGGGCAAACAATCCAAACCTCTCCACAAGGCATAAGCTTTGACCCGAAGCAAAGCGGACACGTATCGGGCTCCTGAGGAGGCAAATACAGTCCACATTTATCAGCCATCTTGGAACAGAGGCTCAGCAGGCTGTTGAGGAGTCTGCTCAGTAGCTTTCTCATTTTGTTCAACTTTCTTTTTGTTGCTCTTTAACCACGGCCAGTGGTCACGCGCTAGCCTGTGCCATTCCATCGAGTCGGCTGCCGGTGGCTTCCACGGCACTGAGTTGAAATCAACTTTAATGCCTTTCTTCCTAGCATCATCACCACAAGCAGCAACAATACCACCTACAGTCATGCCTGCTTTGCCGCCTCTCCATAGCCAATACTTCCAAAGCTTCTTTGCTCGCTCGGCCATGTTCTCAGCCGTAAACACTGAGCCCTTAATATGCTTGAGCTTCCCGTTGACTTGCCTGACTGCTCTGACCGATTGACTCGATGCATGCCTGCAAGATTCATTCGGGCAAACAGGTCCACCAGTCCGCCACATTGAACACTTCGGACAACGCATGCCCTCAGGTATCTCACCTTTGATGATCTTCTCAATTCGCTCTTTGGCGTAGCTTGAATTGGTATTGCCGAGCTGCCAATAACGATCAGAGTTTGGCGAGCCGTGTCTCCATGCGAACCCTCCGTGATCTTGCAGTATCTTCACCGCATACCCAGGGAATGCTCGCTGCAATCTTCCAACACTTTGCAAGGCTGTTGTGGTCGATCCCATGACCGTTGCAAAGATCGCATGATAGAGCCACGGCATGTCAATGGCCTCGCGCAACACAAAGCGATTACATAGAATTTTTATTTCGCCTGACTTGCTTTTTTCTAGCAGTAGCTTTCGATTCTCCTTCGTTGATGCGTACGGAGTGACCCTATTTCCATCGCTCATCAAGATAGACTCACCATCGATATGTCCGCACGGTATCCCTCTGGCTGAAAGCTGATAGCAGAACCACTTGGAGCACTGAACACTTGGCGCAAATAGAATCGAAGGAAGCTTGTTAGGATTGAGCCTCAGATACTCATCGTGGACACTGCCGAAGATCGCTTGAACTCTTGGCTCTAGATCCTGCTCTTTGAATTCTCCCTCTGAGTTGACCTTCAGCCCTGATGTATCAATCTCATCTGGTCCAAACAGTTGGATCGGTAAGTGCATTCCTTGTTTGCGGAGCTCTGAGTAGTTGACCATCTGAATCAGGTCAGTGTAGATCCGCTGATTCATCAGAGGCGTAGCAGTGAATCCAACTAATG